AAGTGATTTGATAACTTGATAGTGATTGCCTGAGTATCCTGCTAGTTCTGCAGCCTTTTTAAAGTCTCCTTTAGTTACGACTAGATTGTCTAAAAAACTTTGTTGTTTCTCAGTTAAATTCTTTTTACGAGTTTCTGATAAGTATGTCATACTTTAATATTATAGAGACACTTTGCAAGTTTGTCAAGTTATTTTAAAATAAACACGAAAGGTCTTGACAAACGTTGAAAAAAAGTGTACAATATACTTGTATGCCACCCCGGTGCATATATATGAAATAACATATCCCTATAGAGCTTTTAAAACCTTGTACAACGTACAGGGTTTTTTATTATATAATTAGTGATAGATTTATTATAAAGCTTTATAAAGTTTAGGGCAACTGGTTAATACCTAAACTAGGTTAAAATGTATGAGTTTTATATATATATACCCCCCACCCCCGTGG